GCCAAGCTCACTGCCAACAGCGCCGACCTGAAGCTGCTGATCCTCGGCGACAGCATCGGCAACGAGTACGTGACCAACATTGAGTGGGTCGCTCGTATGGCTGCTTACTGGGCCGCCTTCGCTCCGAACTACCTCGTTCGCGACTACCTCTACAACGACACGACCAACGTCTACGAAGCCAAGCAGATGACCGGCGAAAGCGCCGGCTCCTCGCTGTTCTCGGACAACTTCAACCGGGCGGATGGCGCCGTCGGCACTTCGTCGGGCGGACAAGGCTACGGTACGGTGACCGCCTGGGCGATCTCCGGCAATCATGTGGTGCAGAACACCGGGTCCAACCTCCTGGCGCCGGCCAGCAACCTCGGCAACGACAAGCATGTCATCGAGGTCGACTTCACCGTTGCGGCCATCAACGATGCGGTGCGGGTCTATGGTCTCTATACGAGCGGCACCAGCACGGTCTATCTGGCGCTGACCAGCAGCGGCGCCATGTCGTTGAACGTCAACACCGGGTCGGCAGTGGCCCTGATCACTCAGGGCACATCAGGCGCACTGAGCATTGCCGAGACCATCCACCTCAAACTGATCGTCGATGGCGACTGGCTGAAGGGCGAGGTCACGCGAGGTGGCACCACGTACACAGTGGCCGCACAGCTTACCTCAGTGCAGAAAGCAGCCCTCACCGGCACGAAATTCGCGCTGACCGCGATCACGGTCGGCACCGGCGCCTACTTCGACAACCTTGCTGTGAACAACCTCTCCGAAACCCGGCGCCTCGACATTCACAACGCCAGCGTTGCGGGGGCGGGGATCGCTTATCATCGTAGCGAACTCGTCACGACGCGCCCGGTGAGCATGGATGCGGTAGTCATCGCGATGGGCCACAATGAGGGCTCGAACGACGCAACTACCTTCCTTGCGAACATGGACCTGTTCGTCGCAGACATCCTCGCCGCGCAGCCCGGTCTGCCGATCATCATCATGTCGGAGAACCCGGAGATTTCTCCGGCTACCAACTACCTGGCGCAGAATGCTCGCATGGCAGCTTTGCCGGCGTGGGCTGCGTCCAAGGGCCATGGACTGCTCGACCGCTACGCGACGTACAACTCAACGTACACCAACGCGGATGGCATCCACCCGACCAACCCTGGCAGCGATCAAATCGCTAGCGAGAACAAGACCGACTTCGCGATCTGACCCACACGCCCTGAGATCATAAGTGGGGACGTTTATTCCTTCGTCGCCTCGTCGCGATCGAGCTTCTCGTTGATGGCGTCGCGTATCCACTTCGCCATGCCGTAGTTGCCCGACTGCTTCTCGATGCGGGACCGCTGCTCGTCGGTCAGCCGGACCTTGGTCTCTTTGACGTTGAGTGGTGGGCGCCCCATGCGGCCGTTGGTATCGGCCAGAACAGATTTAGTCAATTTCGTCCCCTTTTAGTCTTGAACGTAAAAACGTACCCGTTTATATAATAGGGGACGATTAGATCAAACGGGGAAACGGCCATGAAGCGTCCTGATGCAAACGATCTGATGATTGCCGCCAAGGCCCTGTCGCAGCTCGATGGTCAGCAGGAAGTCGCTCAGTGGCTCGCTGAGTATGCCAACGAGATCGCGAACCGCCAGGTAGCGAAGGACATGGGCGTGCCGGTTTCGGCGGTGCGGGTAGCGGTCGCCCAGATGGCGGGCTCCAACTGGAAATGACACTCTCGGCGTGCAGCTGCGGCCATAGTCAGCCAACGCAGATGATGGCGCGAGAAATCTGCAAGGACAGGACCAGCCCTCTGTGGCAGCTGCTACACACACGCGTCTGGTGCCCCGGTTGCGGTATGACAATCATCGACGCATCGATGCTGAACGCCATCGAACGCTGGAACAGCCACGCGCTTCCGACCGCGGTAGCCTGACCCCCTCGCCCCAAGTTCGTTTGTGGGGTATTATTCGGACTCTGTTCTCTTCCGGTGCGCCGCGGTGATCTCGGCGATCCGCACCGCGTTCTCGACGGCCTCGCGGATGAAGTCAGGCCGCCGGTGCGTGCCGACTACCTTGTCCATGCGCTCCACCAGTTCCGGCGGAAACCGGATGTTGAGCATCTTGAACTTCATCGGTGGCCGGCCCATCGCGTGCTCCTGGTGAGACGCCGACGTTAACTGTGTTCGCCGGGATAAACGATAGCTGTGCTTGACGACATTAAGAGAGTCCGTTTATATCGAGGGTGCAGCGAGCAAACGTCCTGTCTTAGCGTGAGGGTCAAAGCCGCAAGGCCTCCCGAGCAACAGCGCGATACCTTGGGCGTGACAGTCGGGAGAGACCGGCACCGAGCTTTTACTGCGCAGCACCTACCCTTCGGGGCAGACAAAGTAATCTGAAGCGCGATCTGCGATAGCGCCAAGCCCCAGCCGGGGGTTGTAGATGGGTCGAACCGCAATGACCTTGCAGGCCCGGCAAGCGGTGACAGACCGGAGAGACGGTCAACAAAGTTCTGAGGATGGACCGCGGCTGCCTCAGTCCGAATTCGCGCGGCGGGTGCAGGGCGGTACCGTAAACATAGCCCCAGACGACCGGAGAGACGGTCGCGTGGCCCCGGCGATACGGGGCACTGAATTAGCCCAGAGTGGGCAACGATGCGGCCATGAGGATGGCACTGGTGCGGCGGGTCGACGGCCCCCCTCAGCGAGTCCAGTAGTAGTTCCTACCGGGGCGGGTAAAGGGTGGCGGCGACGGCCAATACCTTCCCGCCCTCGGCCACTTCCGGCCCCCACGCCCCAACCACGGGCGTGGGGAGGCCGGGCGAAAGTCTCCACGTCAGTCGCCCGGCCAAAGTCGCGTGTTAGGCGACGGCGGCGGGATATAGCACCGCCGCCACCGATGCAAATTTGCAGCGGGAGCCCGCTGGCTCAGATATCGACGTCGAAGCTGATGCCGTTGAAGCGGTTCGCTACCAGGCGGTCGGCGTTGGGGACGTGGACGTAGATGCCGATGAAGATATCGACGCTTTTCCAGCCGCCAGCTTCCATCGCTTCCTTGATATCGGCGCCCATGGCCATCGCGTTGGTGGCGAAGGCGTGCCGGCCGCAGACATGCGGTGACTTGTAGGCGATCTCGGCCCGGCGACAGACAGCCTTGATCCGCTCGTTGACTGACCAGCGGGACTTGAACCGGAACACCCGGTCCTCGGTCTGCTGGCCGACGGCGAGGTCGATCAGGCGCTTCGCCATTGCATCGGTGAGGCCGCGCCGCGAGTGCGTCGAGGTCTTCGTCTTCAGCAGCACGGCGCTGCGCGTCATCAGGTTGACCTCTGACCATCGGAGGTTGATGGCCTCCGAGATCCTCGCGCCGGTGAGGCTCATGAACATGACCAGGGCGGCGAGGTGGGGCAGGCTGTCCCGGTCGCACTGGCGCACGAAGATCTGCAGCCATGGGATGGATGCGGGCACCGGGCGGCGCGGCGCCTCGGCGCGGAAGTTCGGCAGGCGCATCAGGTGGCACCAGCCGCGCTCATAGCCGTGGATCATCACTGCCCGGGTCGGCGCGATCGCCTGGCGGTTGCGGGTCGAGTTCTTCTGGGTCGGGAACAGCGTCAGCGCCATCTGCTTGATGTCGAATGGCGTGATCGTGCCCAGCATCTGGTTCTCGCCGAAGTATTCGATGATCGGCGGCAGGAAGCGGGCTTGCCCGCCGTGGGCGATGTAGCTTTCGGCGGCGGCGGTGAATGTGTGCACATCGTTGCGGATGTGCGGAATCAATGCTCCAAAGTGAGCAGCCATGATCGAACCCCTACGTTCGGTTGCGGTTAGAGCGCGCTGCGGCCCTGCAAGGCTTCGGCGCGCTCGTCTTTTCCTAGGCCCGGTTTCGGTACCGGAAAAGAGTCAGCGACAGGTCAGGGTTAATGCGATGATGAAGTCTGTCGCCACGGTCACGGTCGCCAATTCGAACAAGGGCCTGACGACCCTCGATCGCGTGAAGGCCGAACTTGGCATCACCGGCAACACCAGCGATGCACTGCTGGCGGCGAAGATCCTAGAAGCCTCTTCCGATATCGAGGCACACCTCAACCGGACGCTGCGCAAAGAGACGATTTCCGAAGTGTTCTGGGGCCTGCGCGGCTGCGTCGATGGCCTGGTGCTCAACCGCACCCCGGTCGGCGATATCACCAGCGTCACACTCGACGATGGGCTGATCGATGCCGATGACTACCGGCTCGATCCCGAGGCTGGGCTGCTGTATCGGCTCAGCGATGGCTCGCCTTCGTCTTGGTCATTCGGCAAGGCGCTGACCGTGATCTACGAAGCCGGGTACGACATGCCGGTAGACATTTCCAACACTGGCGACCTGCCGTCGGCGCTGCAGGCGGCATGCGTCGAGCTGGTCGGCAGCTATTGGGCGTCTCGCGGCCGCGATCCCACGGTGCGCGAGGAAGATGTCCAGGGCGTGATGCGGACGGTCTACTGGGTCGGTGCGGTCGGCGATGCCGGCGAGCTGCCGCCGTCGGTGGAGAGCAAGATCGGCACCTTCAGAAGGATGGCGCTGGCATGACGCCCGATCAGGCAATCGCGGCGCTTGACCGGGCAATCGCCACTGCAGGCGAAGATATTGAGCTTCGCCACATGGCCGGCGGATCGGCTTCATCGACCGAGAATTTGCGAGCCTTCGTTCGGGGTTAAAGACCCGACGAACTGGTGGGGGCCATTCAACAGGGCGATGGGATTATCAGTCTTTCGCCAACCGGCCTCGTCTCGCCGCCGAAGTTCAACGACAAGACGGTGATCGGCGGCTCAAAGGTTCGCAACGTCCAGGGCGTCGAGGTCATCCGGCTCGGCGGGGTTGTCGTCCGCTACAACCTGCAGGTGCGTGGCTGATGGCGAGGTTCGAGACATTCGACCGCGACATTCGCCTGGCGACGGCAGGTCTGACTGACGAGGCGATTTCGCGTGAGGTTGCACTGTTCGCGAAGACCAGCCTTGCAGAGCTGATCCGCAATGGTGAGGCAAGCCCGAGCTACACGCGCTTCGTCAACGGACGTGAGGGGGCGCCCGAAGAGTCCTTCGACGTTCGAAGCAACGGAACCCCGGGGCCGATCCTCTACGAGTTCTCGTGGTGGCAGGAGATCATCACCGACGCTCTGGCCGGGCTAGTGAAACGAAGCCCGAAGCGCAGCGGCCGCTATGCTGCATCTTTCGTCGTTCTCGCCAGTCAGATTCCGGTGACTGACTACAAGGCGATCGGCGGGGGCAGCGAGGTCATCATATTCAACGCGCAGCCCTACACCCGGAAGGTGGAGGTCGGCGGGATGACGATGTCTGTCGCGCCGCACCACTTCGATGCGACGAACGCCATGCTGCGCCGTAAATACGGCACGACCGGATTGTTCTCGATAATGACCCGCTTCCTGAACATCAGCTCGGGCATCGACCCGCGCGTCCCCTACATCCTCAAGGGGCAATATGCCGGCCGCTACAATGCGCAGCGCAAGGCCATCAAGGCCAGTGCCAAGATCAGCAGCGCCAAGCGCCTGGCGCGCCGGAAAGACAGCGATACCGGCCAGCCGATCACCTATCCCGCCATCGTCATCAACATGGTGCACTGATGTCGAGCCCCGATGTCTATGCCAAGCTTGAGACGTTCCTGAAGGCCGAGTGGTCGACCACGCCGCTGGTATTCGAGAACGAGGAATGGCCGCTCGATGAGGGTGACCCGACGGCCTTCGTCTACGTAGAAATCTTCGGCGACTTCTACAGCCAGGAGTCGCTCGGTGACCCTGGCAACAATCTATGGCGCGAGACCGGCACGATGCAGTTGCACGTCATGGTCCCAAACACCACCGGCACGCTCGTCGCCCGTACCCACGCCAAGGCATTGGTCAGCCTGTTCAAGGAGGCCGAGGTTGATGGAGTGCGCTTTCGCGACATGTCCATCGGTGCCGGCGAGCCGGGCAAGGCCACAGGCAACTACTTCCCGATGACCGCCACGGTCGATTGGGAATTCGACGAAAACGGCTAGGCCAAAGGAGCAAGCCACATGGGCATCGCAGAAGCCTCTCTCACTCGCCTGGCCTACGTGGCCGAAGCGACCATCAACACGATCCCGGCGACGCCGGCATTTAAGACGCTTCGCTACGTCAGCGAGGGCATTAAGGCGAGCAAGCAGGTCGCCGTGAGCGACGAAATCCGCGGCGACGGCAATGTCACCGATATCGTCGACGTCGGCCGCTCTGTCGAAGGCCCGATGGCGATCGAGCTGTCTTACGGCACCTACGATGACTTCCTCGAGGCGCTGTTGCGCAGCACATGGTCGACCGATGTCCTGGTCAACGGCATCGCTCACAAGACCTTCACCTTCGAGAAGACCTTCGAGCAGGGTGCAACCGACAGCTTCATTCGCTACCGCGGCTGCCGTATCAACTCGCTCGACCTCACTCTTGAAAGCAAGGCTCTGGTCAAGGGCAGCTTCGGCATCATGGGGATCGGCAGTCCGACGCCGACCACAGCGATCATCAGCGGCGCAACCTACGCTGCCGCGACCACGGTGCCGGTGTTGAACGCGGCGACGAATGTCGCGAACCTTGCGGTGGCCGGCATCACGGCCTCGCCGAAGATCAAGTCGCTCAGCCTATCGATCAAGTCCAACCTTTACGCCAACGATCAGCTGGGCTCGCTTGAGGCGGATAGTCACGGCCTCGGCCGGTTCGAGGTGACCGGCACCATGCAGACCTATTTCCGAGACCTCGACACCTACAATGCCATCAAGAGCCACAGCGACGTGTCGCTGAGCTTTGACATCGGTGCAGTCTCGGGCAGCAAGTACACCTTCCTGCTCGAGGCGGTGAAGTTGCTCGACGGTGAGCCTGTGGCCGGCGGCAACAGCCAATCGGTGATGCTGGATGTGCCCTTCCAGGCAAAGTATGGCGCCACTACGGCCGGGTCGATGAAGATCACCCGGGCGGTGACGTAATGGCCAGGCGCGCCGCCGAAAACCTCGTCACCTTCACGCCGTCCGAGACCTTCACCGGCTATCCGGACGGCAAGACCAAGGTGCTGTTCAAGGCTGGTATCGAGAGCGAACCCGTCACCGAAACCTACGCGCAGCTGATGCGCTCTAAGGGCTTGGTGGCGCCCCACACCCAACTGCACGAGCCGAGCGAGGAAGTCCCGGAATGACCGTCAAGTTTGCCAGCACCAAGGTCGACCTCAGCAAGGAGGCGGCCGGCGAATGGGTGCCCTCCCGGGCTTTCCCGGGCGTCGAGTTTCAGGTCTCGTCGATCCAGCTGCCCGCCTTTGTCACCGCCCGCGACATGCTGTTTCAGCGCTGGGCCCGCAAGTACAAGGGCCAGCCCGTGCCGCTGGACGTGAAACACGACGAGCTGGGCAAGCTGGTGGCAAAGCACATCCTGCATAGCTGGCGCGGTTTCGACGAGGAATACACGCCCGAGCTTGCGGAATCGTCGCTGCGCGATCGCGAGTTCCGCGACCTGCTCAGCGACGTCGAACTCTGCGCCGTGCAGGTCGGCGAAGTGGACGTTCAGTTTGTCGAGGACGAGTCGGGAAACTGAGGCGCGCCTTCCGCAAGAGACTAGAGCGGCAAGGCGCAGAAGACGTTGATGGCTGGCTCGCTGAGCTGGCGGATGAATACCCAGAGGACGCCGACTGGCTTCAGCCGGCGCCCGAGGATTACACCCCCGAACTTTGGCACGGTCTATACTTCCGGGCCTTCGAAGCCCTGCGCTTCGACCGGTTCTTCGGCGCGATGGGCGGCGAAGGGCCGATCAACTACCTGGCTCGATCGCGCTACGCTGATGACCTGAGCCTGGTCGGCATCGATCGTGAAATCTTCCATCAGTTCCTCACCGCGATCGATGCCGAATATCTCGATTGGCGATCTCAGTTAGCAGTTTGAGGAAGGCTCGGACCGGATACCGATGTCGTGGTCACGCTGACCGGGTAAGTCACACCCAAATCGTTGAAGGTCTGCATAAAGCCTGCCTGCGCCTGTGCGTCCACGTCGCTGCACTGCTTTAGAAATGATGTAGCCGCCCGCTCGGTGATGTTGCCGGACTTAATCCAGTTCTGAACTTCTGCAGCGCAGGCATCGAAGCCAAGTTCGGCAGCAATCGCTGGTTCGTCTATGAGGTGAAGCCCATCGCCCATGGCGACGAACGAACAGTACTTTCGATCACGCAACAGAGCTCCGAACCCGTTGGCCGCGTCGAACAGCACATCAACCCCGTTCGGTTGAATATCGATTTTCACTGCAGCGTAGGAAGCTGGCGACCGCAGCCCGTTGATGATCGAAGCTTCGCAGGCACGTGCTGCGCCGTCGGGACTGGTTTGGGCGGCGCATGAAAGTGTCAATCCTGCCCACCAAATGATACCCACCAGCATCCGCATATCTGTTTCCCTCGCAACCGATCACCAAGCCTAGATCAGCCCTCGTGAGCTAGGCAAGGCGAACCCTGAACCATAGGTGACAGCTTGGTAGTCCAGCTAAGCTCCTACCGCGTCACGGCGGCCCTGGATGCAACAGCCTATACGGCCGGCATGGCGCAGAAGGTGGCGGCCGACAAGGCTGGCGCTGCGTCGGCTACGCAGGCTGGGGCCGCGGTGGCAGCCACTCAGACTAAGATCAGCCAGGCCGGCGACGTTCTAACCCGGCTCAGCCGCAATTATGTCGAGGGGTTTGGCTCGGCCGAGCGGTTCACCCGCGCCGTCAACACGCTCGGTCGTGGTATCGAGACGGGCAACGTTCCAATGGAGCGGGCAGAGGCCATCCTTGACGGCATCTACCGTAAGTTCAATCTGACGGCGGACGCTGCCCAGCTTGCCTCCGCTGGTCACGACAAGCTATCTCAGGCTGTTCAGCGCCTGAACGCTCGGTACCAGGCTACGGCGCAACTGGCCGACCGAGCTGCTGATGCTCAGCGCCGCAGTGCGGCAGCTGGTGACTTCCAGACAGGCATCAACTCCAGCCTCGGGGTGCGCGACAATTTCGATACAGCGCGCCGCGGTGCGGATGTTGCCGCCTACGGGGCCGAGCTCGATCGGCTCCGCGCCAAGTACAATCCGCTGTTCAGTGTCATTCGGCAGTATCGGTCCGAGATTTCGGACGTGCGTGAGGCCAACCGGCTCGGTGCTATCTCGCAGGATGAGATGACTGCGGCGATCAACCGTCAGCGCACCGCGGCGCTGCAGGCGATCGATGCGCTGAAGGGGCGCGCGGGCGTACCTGTAGCGGGAAAGGGCAGCAACGCAGGATCGTTTCAGGCTGCTAACATCGCGGCGCAGTTTCAGGATATCGCCGTTACAGGAGCGATGCCGGGATCCAATCCAATCCAGATCGCGCTGCAGCAGGGCACTCAGCTCTCGGCAGTGCTTCAGCAGATCAAGACCGAGGGTCAGTCGACCGGTGCGGCTTTGGCGAGCGCTCTTGGGTCAGTGATCTCTCCACTGTCACTGATCACCATCGGCGTCATCGCCGTCGGCGTGGCGAGCGCTCAGTGGCTTGTCTCGATGATTCCCAAGGTCAAGACCGCGGACGAAGCGCTGAAAACTCACGCCGACCTGGTGGGTAGGATCAAGACTGCCTACGGCGACGCCCTCGATGGGGTGGAGCGGTACACCCGGGAAAGCCCGGCTCTCCTTAGTGCCTTGTCGCGTAAAAGCACCGCCGAACTCGAAGTCGCAATGCGTGCCGAGCAGGAGAAGATCAACCAGTTCAACTCCGTGCTCTTTGCCGATGTCGACGGGATATTTCGGGAGAACTTCAAGCCCAAGCAGCAGTTTGCGCCATTCACCACGGCGATTGATACCCTGCGTCAGCAGATGGCGGCGGGTAAGCCCGACTTCGATGCCTTCTACGCATCGATCAACCAGACCGTGGATGCCGACCAGTCGCTGAGAAAGGTTGGCGACGAGCTGATCACCAGCACTGAGAACGGCGGAGGGCTGGCACTAGCGCTGGAACAGGCGGCGGCGCAGGCGAAGGTGCTGGAAAATGCAGTTGAGGCGGCATACTCGGCGCTTTCATCGATGCCGAAGACCATTGGTGCCGGTGAGGCGCAGTTCGTGGTCGACTCGCTGGCCGAAGGGCAGAAATCTGCCCAGGCACACCAGATCGAGCTTGATGCCATAAACGCCAAATCGCCAGCGCAACTGGCCGATATCGCTCGCCGCCGGGTGGCGCTTGAGCTGGATGGCCAGGCCATCACCGAGGCGCTGAAGAAGCAGAAGATCGACGAGGCATCCGCACTGGCATATGCGCAGGCCAGTCAGGGGTTTGTTGACGCCGATCGCAACCGTCTTCGTGCGCTAAACGATAACGTAGCTGCTCAGCGCCTCGAACTCGACGTTGTCGGCAAGTCGGTCGAAGAAACGGAGCGCCTGAAGTTCGCCCGGCAGAACCTCGCGGCGGCTGAGGCTGAAGCTGCACAGAACGGTACCTCGGTCTCTGCCGCGTACCGTGCAGAAGTCGAACGTCTAGCGGCTGCTTATGGCAAGCTGCAGCAGCAGATCGCTTTGAGGACACTGTCGGACGACTTGAAGTTCGATCGTGCGCAGCTCTTCCGCACACCGGCAGAGCAGACGGTTTCCTCGACGCTACGCCCCATCTTTGGAAACGACCTAACGTCGAGCCAGGCGCTGTTCGCCGCGAACCAGATCCGGGTCAACGAGCAGCTCAAGGAAATGAACGACATCGGCCACGATATCACCGGAGGTTTCCTATCGACGCTAAAGACCGACCTCATGAACGGAGCCACCGCGTTTGAAGCCCTCGGCAACGCTGGCGCCGGTGCGCTCGACAAGCTCGCCAACAAGGCACTCGATATGGCCGCCGACGGGCTTTGGAGCATGCTCTTCGGCTCGCTCAGCAGCACGCTGTTTGGCGGGGGATTCGGTGGCAACCCTGCCAACCTTGGCACCGGAATCGGCTTCGGTATACCAATCGCCAAGGGCGGCGTGTTCGCCGGCAGCGGCATCGGCCAGTACACCAGCTCGATCGTTGATCGCCCCACCTTGTTCCCCTTCGCCAAGGGCGTCGGTCTCATGGGTGAGGCCGGTCCGGAGGCGATCATGCCGCTCCGGCGTGGCCCCGATGGGCGTCTCGGTGTTGCCGCTAATTCGAACGCTTCTAACGACAACGGGGGGTGGACTGGCGACATGCACATCACCATCAACGCCAATTCCGAGGATGAAGGCGCTGCCGCTGCCCGCGGATTCGCTCGCGAGATGAAGCAATGGCGGAAGAGCGGCGACGGTCATGCTTTTGTCCGGAAGGTTGTGGGCAGGCCGGGGCGGGCTAACTGATGGCTCTCGCAGACCCACTTCCCCTCGCGTCGTTTGCCGAGCTGCTGCACGTCCAGGACGTCGGCTTCGTGCAGAACTGGCAGCAACAGCGATCGGCCACTGGAGGCGGAGAAACCCGCTATGCCGATCGCGCGCCAGCGCTGTGGAAGGCTGACGTAACCACGATCGCCATACCGCTTGCCGACGGCGAGGGCATCATGGCGCTGGTCAACAGCCGCGCCGGCGGCGTCAAAACGGTGCTGCTGCATAATTACCGATCGCCGTATCCATCGAGCGACCCAGACGGATCCATCATGGGCGCAACCGTGCCCAAGCTCGGTACTATCGCCGATCGGCTTCACGTGGCGTTCACCGGCTTTCCCGCTGGCTACGTGCTCCCACTCGGCACCTTCTTCGGCCTCGTGTTCGACACGTCCCGATACTACCTCGGCCAGTTGGTCGAGGCGCGTACTGCAAACGGCGCGGGCGCAGTCGCCTCGGTCGAAATCTGGCCGCCTTTGCCAACAGCGGTCAGTGGCGCGCTCGACATCAGCGTGAAGAAGCCACCGATCAAGGCGCGTATTACGCCGGGCAGCGCCTTTCCGTCGAAGGTGGGGCCAACCCTGACCACCATCCAGTTCTCCGCAGAGCAGACCTACAGCAGGTAGCGCATGTATGATGCTTCGACCCTTGCCGCCCTCGCCAGCGGCGCCTTGGTGCTGCGCGACTTTCTCGTGGTCGCTGGCAAGACCCTCGGCGGATCCGCCAAAGTGTTTGCCTACTGGACCGGCGTGGACAACGTCACGGCCAACGTGCTGCCGCTAGGAGCGGAGTCGGCGGTGAGCATTGACTTCATAGGCGGCGGCTACCTGCTCGACGTCCCGGCGATTGTCGACGCCATCGGCCTCGAGGCGCGCAGCCTGAGCCTTGGCCTCGATCACATCAGCGCCGCCGCCGGCAGCCCGATGGACATGGTCTACGGCAACAACGTGCGCGTGGCGCGGGTGGAATTGCACCGGGGCGTGTTCGATCCGTCCACGTGGAACCTCGTCT